AAAAAAACAGCTAAAATATCTACAGTAGAATTACAGGACATGATTAAGCACTATAAAGATTTGGTTGACAATACTTAATTCACTATATTTGAGAGTTCTGTTTATTATAAAAGAGGGGTGGAAAGCAATTTCGACTCTTTTTTTTTGCTTTATATTAGGATTTATTAAATTTTTTATATTATATTTACATATCAATCATAAATAGAACACATGAAAAATCAACATTTATTAGTAGAGGACAACGTCGAGTCAGTAAAAAGACGATTAGAGACAACTTTAGGCAATATTAAATTTCAAAAAGGTCAAGTATTTTGGGACGATATAGAAAAACTAGAGCATTGTATTAAGGCTTTAGAGAATATTCAAATAGATAACGCAATAGGCAATAAAGAATTTGAAGATTTATTAAGTATAATTAGATATAAAGACGAATATTAATTTTAAAAACAGAACACATGAGAACAGAATTAGATCAAATTAAATCAGAGATCGTTACTTTAGAAATCCAATTAGCTCACGCAGTATGGTATAAAGACGCATTCTCACAAATGCAGTTATACAAAGAACTAGAAGCTAAGAAATCTTATAAAGACACACTAGAATGGATGTAAGAATGAACCTATCGCACGAAAGCAAAGACTCTTTATTATTAGAATATAGATACAGAGTCGAAGCCTTACAAAAACATATATCGTTTTTAGAGGCACAAATACAAAATCTTAATAATCAAATAAACTAGAACACATGAACAGAGACAAACTAAAGGCTTTATATCTAAAGTACGAATTAACGGCAGAAGATATATTTACAAAAGACATCGGAAACAGTAGCTTTACAATTATTACTCGACAGGGTATTGACAAGATACAGGGTATCGAGAAAATAAAGATCGAGTACGATTGTATTAAAACCGAACCTAATTTTGCATCATTAAAAGCAAAAGCACAAAAAGGCGATGCATATATCGAAACTTTCGGATCCGCATTAAAAGGCGATAACTACAAAGACGGAAACTGTAATAGTTGGTACGTTGTAGAAATGGCAGAGAAAAGAGCCATGAGCAGAGCCGTTTTAAAACTTACAGGATTTTACGAACTCGGTGTATTCGGCGAGGACGAAGCAGACAATTTTAAAAAACCAATCACAATTAAAAAACAATAATAACTATGGGCGCAATAATTAACGCAAGTATCGACGTAAAGGCTTTACCAAATCACAAATTTCAAGCAGAGAAAGACGGCAAAGTCTATTACAATTTCACAATCATTATTAATGATGAGACTAGATTTAAAAACAACGTTTGGATTACAGACAATCAAACACAGGAAGAGCGAGAGGCTAAGGTTCCAAGAAAAACTTTAGGAAACGGATCAGTAGTTTGGATCGATAACGGTAAAGGTCAAAACGCAGAAAAAGAAGGTACTATTCAGCTAGTAGTAAAAGACGTACAACCTCAGCAGGTAAACGCAAACTCTGTCAAGCTAAACGATGACGGACTACCTTTTTAAGACTTAACTTTTACATTAATCAATAAGGGTATGGGTTTAAGTATTCATACCCTTTTTTATATCTAGACTACATAATGACCGAACGAGAAACAGAACACGAGTTATTAATGCAGGTAATACAGGAAGATTGCCATGTTGATACATCAAAAAAAATAGAATACCCACCCGTCGCATTATCATACGGGACAAAATTAATAAACACAAAGGACGGAGTCAAAGAGCTACCGATCCCATTAGGAACATACGGCAATCTATCAGTTGTAACCGCTCCACCTAAAACAAAGAAGACATTTTTTATATCACTATTAGCGTCAGTTTATTTAAGCGGATCTAATATATACGGAGGCGACATAAAAGGACATAGAGGCGAAGGTCATCTAATACATTTCGATACAGAGCAAGGACTGTGGCATTGTCAAAAAGTATTTAAACGATTACACGACATGGACAGAAAGTTAGATAATAAAAAATATCATACCTTTGGTTTACGAGCGATAGGCTACAAGCGACGTATTCAGTTCATCGAGTACTTTCTAGCTAAAAATATTGATAAGCCGTCTCTGGTTATTATAGACGGCATAGCGGATCTCGTTAGTGACGTTAATAATCTAGAAGAGTCTAACGCAGTAGTACAGAAGCTAATGGAATGGTCGGCAAACTTTAATTGCCATATAATAAACGTCATCCATCAAAACTTCGGATCTACCAAATTAGGCACAGGACATCTAGGGAGCTTCTTAGAAAAGAAGGCAGAGACGGTTATACAGCTAGAAGCTAATACAGTCAATCGTAATTGGGTTACGGTTTTATGTGGCAGAAGCAGAGGTTACGCTTTTGAGACATTTAGCTTTCAAGTAAACGATATAGGATTGCCAGTAATCGTAGGCGATATTTATGATCCTTTAAAAAGATATGACTAGAGACAAATTAATTTTAGTAGCAAAAAAACACGACACATGGGTTGACATAGTGCAGTCATTCGGTTGCACAAAGCGAATAGCAGAAGACATAACTCAAGAAATGTACATTAAAATTCACTTGCAACTAGAAAAGGGATCTCTTGACATTATGTATAAAGACGAAATAAACTATTACTACATATTTAAAACGCTCAAAACTTTGTTTATAGATCTAAAACGTAAGTCAAAGAACGTTCATGTTATATGGCTAGACGATCATTTAGAAGAGAGCGGAGATGCAAACTACCTATACAACGACGTAACCTATGAAGAGACATACAAACGGGTTACAGACGAGCTTAAAAAAATGCATTGGTACGAACGCAGAGTATTTGAAATAATAAACGGAGGCGAAAAGATCGCAGAGCTATCTAGAAAATCTAAGATCGGATATTATGCCCTCTATTTTACATATCAAAAAGTAAAGGACAAACTAAAAAAAGAATTATGATCAATATAAACGTAACACAAAACGATAAAGATTTTGCTAAAAAACAGATAAAAGCCTTTGAGCAAATAAAACAAGGTCAGTATAGATACGCAGACGTAGAAGCATGGCGAGGAGTAGTATGCGAAATGCTTACAGGCCAATGGCTAGAAAAAAATTACAAAGTAGAAAAACCCGCAAAGGGATTAGATAACTCAGGGATCTATGACGATTGCGATATGGTTATTAATTCTAAAAAAGTAGAAATAAAATCAGCTACTAAAAATTATTTTAAATACATCATGCCGAAAGTAGCCAACGTACTAGGAAAACCAAAGGATGTTTACATAGGCGTTAAATACAACGAGACAGTAGAGCCTAATGTAGTTAGTATTGTTGGCTTTATAAAGCATAAAGAGGTTATTAAATGCCCTATAAAAAAAAACAAGGGTTCTGCATATTACGAGATCCCGCTTAACACTTTAAAACAATTCAAATGAAACTAGGAGACTTAATTTACTACATAACAAAATATACAGGAATCAAGTATATAGTAGACACTTATCATGCCTTTAGGGGTACAAAATGCGACTGCGACAAACGCCGAAAAAAGCTAAACAATTTAAAAATAAAAAGATGGTAAAATTTAAAACAATAGATTATGAAGATTGGTCAATATTTCGACAAGGAACAAAGGACGTTATCAGCCCAACCGAATTTGATTTGGTATGCGACTTACACGCAAAATATCACAAGCATAGTTTTTACAAACCCTGTACTTGTAACCCAAAAACCATAAACAAATGGATTGCGGATCTAAACGTAATATGGAATAATGGTAAATAGTTATTGAATTTTTTGTATCGTAACCTTTTTTTAGTTATCTTTATAGAGAATTTAAAAACAGAACAATGATAAAATTATTTCAAAACGTACAAAAAGGACTTTTAATAAGCGTCGATTTATCGCAAGACGAATCCGTTATAAAAGACAAATTATTTAACTGGTTATTAGAAAAGCATAGCGATATTTTTTACGACGATCTAGAAATGCACGAAGGCGGTAAAGTAAGAATTAACGACTTTTTTTCTAAGTATACAGAGATCGAATTTAAAGGCGATAACGGCATTTTATTTTTCGACGAAATAGAATCAGAAGTAATATAAAAACAGAACACATGAAAATAAATTTAGAAACAGAGTTAGTAATACCAAGAAAAGAGTATAGATCATTAATTAATATAGCCTTAAATGCTAGAAAATTAATTGACTACGACAAACAAGAAGGATATGATTTTATGGTTGATGCTCTTAAAGCACAAATTACTAGAACACTAGAAAAAGATTATTTAGAATATTTAAAGTAATGACAGCTAAAGAACTAATGCACGTTAAAAACACTATCGAAAACATGGTAGCTGCGGATCCGCATATAACTGACGTTATTATTAATTATCAAGTAAGAGAAGCGAAGCACAGAAATTTCGCAAATATTAATATTAAAATAAACAGATGACATCAACAGAACGACTACAACAAAAAATCACAGAGCTAGAAGGCGATCTGCTAGAAGCAAGAAATTACAAATCAAAACACACATATATTCACGAGACGCATCACTTACAATGTAGCAACGGCGAAATGCATATAGGCTACGACGATGACAAATGGCTAGTATATAACACAGATCAACTGTTTAAAGATCTGCCTTTTATTATTAATCAAGTAGTAAAGGAAAATGCCAAAATGCAAAAGATGTATTTAAGTCAAATCAAAGAGGAGTTACTAAATTTAATGACCGAACCCGAAGACAAATACATGGATATAGAAGATCAGGTCGTAAATAATTCAGAAGAGATATGATATTATTAGTAGATGCAGACAGTTTAGTATTCGCTAGTTGTTGTAAAAAAAGAGAACGACCAGACGACGAATATCATCAAACAGACATAGCCGAAGCTCGTAATAAATTCGACGAACAGTATATGGCAATCGTTAATTCGCTAGAAGAGATGTACGAGATCGAAAAAGTTATGACATTTAACGGATCTAGAGGCAACTTTAGAAAGTATATCGGGGATCAATACAAGCAAAACAGAGACTATGATAATTTGCCACCCTTACTATTCGAGATGCACGATTACGTTAAGAGTCAATACGACAGTATCGTTGGTTACGGAGTCGAAACAGACGACATGGTAGCTAGGTATTGGAAAAAAATAAGCGCAGAGGTAGGTAGAAACAACGTTATGATAGTAAGCATAGATAAAGATTACAGACAATTTCCTTGCCTCTTATTTAACTATCATTATAAACATAGAGAGATTTACGATATATCAGAAGAACAGGCTTTGTATAATTTCTACGAGCAAATGATTGCAGGAGATCCCGCAGACAATGTCAATTACTTTAAAGGTAAAGGCAAAAGGTTTTGCGAAAAGTATTACGCAGACTGTTATACAGAATACCAATACAGAAAACAGTTATATAAATTATTTAAAGAAAAATACAAGAGTAAGGCAAAAGAGAAATACGCCGAATGTTATAATCTTTTAAAACTACGTACAGAATGAGATGGTTTAAACCTTTAAAAAAAGACAAGCCTAATAAAAAACAAAAGGCATTAAAAAGAAAACAAAGAGAAAGATTTGTTGAAGAGGATCGAAAACCAAGAGTAAAAAGAAACGGCGTTTTAATAATATCAAAATCATGAAAAACACAAACCCAAACACTATTGCAGAAAAGATAACAGAGTTATCGGGCATAGACGTATTTATGGATAACCGAGAACGCAAAGTCGTTGAGGTTAGATCCTTACTTACATACTTGCTTAGAGACAAGCTAAAAATGAGATGGAAAAACATCGTCTTGTTTTATGATCGTAACGGCAAGAAAATAAACATGGCAAATGTAATGCATAGCTATAAAAAGTATGATGACTATAAAAAGCAAAACCCTGTTTTAGATAGCCTACAAAAATCTTTCGTGTTTGATACATATACAGATTATGATGAGGTTGACAAGATCGACTACCTAGAAAAGAAATGCAGAAGATTAGAGAAAAAACTAGAGGAACAACTAAACAAATAAAGATATGATTGAGAAAGTAAAAATAACAGAAGTCTTTTCTAATCCTGTAAATCCAAGGACAATAAAGGAAGCAGAATTTAAAAAGCTAGTAAAGAGTATAAAAGATTTTCCAGAAATGTTAAATCTAAGACCTATCGTTGTAAACGCAGAGGGTGGAATTATAGGCGGGAATATGCGTTATCTAGCGTGTAAGGATATTGGATTAAAAGAGATCCCAGTAATACGAGCAGAGAACCTTACAGACGAACAGATAGAGCAATTTATTATTAAAGACAACGTCAGTTTTGGCGATTGGGATTGGGACATACTTGCTAACGATTGGACTTCTAGCGAACTAAACGATTGGGGATTGGGAGTATGGGAAAACAAAGCAGAAGGAACAGACTTTAAACCTGTAATGTTTCCTGGTCAATCGGATCAAGAAGTTACTGAAGCTGACATTCAAAAAGGACAAGAAGGAATTGGTAGCACATTTCAAAAAGGAACAGAGAAAAAATTTATAGAAACTATGTGCCCAGAGTGCGGACACGAATTTAATGTAGCGCAGGAATGAGAAACGGAAAACATTTGCTAATAGATGCCTACGGATGTAATAGAACGCCCTTAAACGACGAAAGTCTAATCAGGAGTATGTTACTAGATATAACAAAACTAATAGGCTTAAAACCGCTCTCTGATCCTTTAATCTATGTAGTAGACGAAACCATGATTGACATTAAAAGCATAGGGATTACGGGAGGGATTATATTTATGGAGTCGCATTTTACTTTTCATGCTTTTCCAGAGCTAGATTATTTCTCTGCCGACATTTATTCGTGTAAAGATTTTGAGCATGGCTCTGTTATTAAATACATCGACAATCTATATACGCCCGAACACTTAAAAGAAACAGTAATATTAAGAGGATCCTCACTATGACAAAAGAAGAGATACATTTATTTTTAGAATTAGAAACGACATTCACATTTGCTAAGTCTATGGCTAACATTCCGCATAGTTGGATATGCAGAAAATACTATTCGGATTCTGTATTTCTAGCAGCCATGAATTACATAAACGATAACGGATATACAGACAAATTTTACAGTAAAGAATATACCTACTACAATATAGGAGACTATAAGTATTGGGTTATGACAGACGAAAAGGGTTTTGACGATCCTACTGCTATAATAAATCGAGCCAAGATATGAGAGACAAGTATATTTTAATTGCAACAACAAGCGACAGGTACGAGATGCTTAAGCAATACCTATGGTCAATAGCTTTATACGCAAAAGATTGGCATGTAATTATTGTTGGTCAAAAGTATACGGATAAACAGATAAATAAAATACAGAAAATAATAAGCAAGACTAGCGTAGTGTTAAGCCTCAAAGAAAAGGTAGGTATGCACAACGCAAAAATGATTGGCTTAGAATATATAAGAAGTCTAAGTGAGTCATACGTTGTTTGCTCGGCAGATGACGACATGGTGTTTACGCATAGAACAAACTTTTATAAAGCTCTTAAAAAACTAGAGAAGCCAAACGTTGGTTTCGTAAGCCTAGGATGGGTAAAGCACAGTAATCAATTAGAAGCATATAAAGCCGTTGATCAATTCGTAAAACAAGACATCGTTTATACAGGCGGAGGTATGCTATTTACAGAACGACTTACTGAAATCTTATTAGATGAGCCAAGACTAGAGTATGTATGCGACAATTCTTTATGGAGTGTTCTTGCATATATAAACGGTTATAAAAATTATAGATACAGAGGAAGCTGCACAATACATAATATATGTAAACTAGGAGGCAGAAGAACTTGGTTAAATAGTGGTATTAAGGTTTTAGGAAGACAGGATCTGTTAGACTATAAACCGAGTGCATATACAAACAATAATCCTAATGACTACTTAATTCCTACGGGCAAAGACATAACGTTATATGCACAAGAATTACATAAAACTAACATGAAATAACATAAACTAACATGAAAGTATACAGTAAAAACAATGTACTAGTTGAAGCAGAGAAAAGAATACACAGGCTCTTTGACGATTTCGAGAATGTAGTAGTCGGATTTTCGGGAGGCAAGGACAGTACTGTATGCCTTAACCTTACATTAAAAATAGCAGAGGAGCGAAACAGACTACCGTTAAAAGTATTATGGGTTGATCAAGAAGCCGAGTGGCAAGGTACTGCGGATTACTGCGAATCAGTATTCGAGGACAAAAGGATCGAGCCTATGTGGTTTCAAATGCCAATGAAGTGGTACAATAACGTTAGCTCACATAGCAAGTATATAAATATATGGCAAGACGGAGTTAAGCACATGCGAGAACGGTCAGAGATCTCTATAAAAGAAAACAAGTATTTAGACTTTGGATTTCATGAGCTATTTGAGAAGATCTTTGCTGTGCATTTTCCTAATCAAAAGTCGTGCTACATTTCGGGTGTTAGGACAGAAGAAAGCCCTAAAAGAATGATGAGCCTTACAAGCTCTTTGACATATAAAGAGATTACATGGGGCAAGAAACTAAACGAAAGCAAAGGACATTATACGTTTTATCCTATTTATGATTGGAGTTATAGCGACGTCTGGAAATACATCTTTGACAACAATATAGTTTACAATAGAATATACGATGCCTTATTTACACACGGCGTAAGTGTAAGCGATATGCGGATCTCTAACCTGCATCATGAAACTGCCATTCAAAACTTATTATTAATACAGGAGATCGAGCCTAATACATGGAATAGGATCGCAGAACGTATAGACGGAACGAACGCAATCAAACATCTTAAAAGCGATGCCTTTAAATGCCCTGCGGATCTACCTTATATGTTTAAGTCTTGGAAGGAATACGCACTATACTTAGCAGAGAACTTAGCAAACGATGAGGAGTTTCTAAATAAGATGCAGAAGAAAATAAAAAAGAACAAAAAGTATATGGTATCTAACAAGGTATATGTAGACTTCTATAAAACGCTTGTCAAAACTGTACTGTCTCAAGACTTCGACTTTACGAAGCTCGGCAACTTTCTTACATCGCCATACTTTAATACGGTAAAGAAATATGTAGACGGAAAAC